ATCCACTTGCATCATAAGGATCAGGACGAGCACGATAGGTCACAGTCCACCACATATAAAGCTCTTTGATTTCTTTGGCACGAAGTGCTTGTCCGGTAGGTTTACCATACTCCGGATCGTCTGGCTCGCACCAATCAGTGTTGGCTAAGCCCATTGCCCAGTCAAGATGATCGATACCTGCTTGAGGACAACGCCAAGTACGCCAGCGGAACCAACCACTAGCCCAAAAGGGAGGATCATACTTAGCACGAGCTTCTTTATCTCCCCAGGCGATGTGCGACCATGCGGATTCAATTTCGACGAAATCCACCAACTCATTAAATAGGCATGGCAGGAACCGATTGCCAACATCACACCAAGCACCAGGCTTGATATCACGAGTATGTGCGGTAAGACTGTGAGTACGACTAACCCAGCGATTATTGATGTAATACTTAACATCGTAGATCTTTCTAATAGGCCAAGTGACAAAATCCTGGATATAGCTTAGACCTTCTTCAGCTAACCAGTAACGAAAATTGTGCTTCATTTGGGCCGCAGTGGTCCATTCGTCCCATTGTTCGGCAGTACCTGCGCCGAGTTTTTTAGTGCCGCGAATCCAATCAGCAAAGGGAGTGCAACTCCAGTAGTTTGTGTGTTGTGCCATAATAGTAATTATACAGTCTTTCTAGAAATCTGTCAATAAGAATCTTTTTTGAATCGTTTTATTTTATAAGATGTTGCGACAATACCATACAACTTAACCAAATCCAAAGCGTATTAAACCCCACCAATGTGGGTAATAATTTTTTATTACTGGCCCAAATAAGTGTCATACTGGTTGCTAATGCAATAAAATATAACCACCAAACTTGCACACCAAAAATCAGTCCGGGAACAATAATCGAAGCTTTAGCGACCCAAGACACTGCCTCTACAATATTGTAGTTGGTCCAATACTCTTTTGTAAACCACATTTTATAACAGTCTCGAATTTTGTCCCAACGACTAAGGGTGTAAACTATGCTGGTTAATACAGCCCAGGCTACTGTTGCATATATTACTTGTTCTAGCGTCATTTAAAATTTCCTTTGATACCCTGCCAAATTTAGCATAATACTATACTGCTCGTAGGCTTTTTGGACAGCCGTGTTTGACTGCCGGTACCAACTTTCTTCACGTTCTTTTTCCATAAGCATCGAAAACATATCAGCATCGCTATATCCGTGAGTGTGATTGCCAAAAAATCTCTGTTCCATTTCTACTAGAGCTCGAAAGCGGCTTTCGGGTATTTGAACTGTGAATACTTTTTCTGTTTCATATTCTACAAAGTCTCTGCTTATGACGTCTGCTCGCAAGGGATCTGTAAAATACTTAGGAGGATGGTACCTGGCCCTACGTTTTTGATCATCTACAATTTGTATTTCGTAGTTTCTGCAAAACTGATCAATTTTTTCTTTCATTGAACTAGGCTTTCACCCATTGGAAATATAGCAGCGATGGCCTTGGCGCAGGCTAGTGCAATTAGTTGATGCTCTTTCTGTGTACCATTAGCACTACGTAATTCAATAAAATGAATCCAGCTACGTAGAGTACCATTCATATATAATCGACTTTCAATAAGCCCTTCTGGCAGTACAGCTCTAGCCTGTTCTTTGGCAATGCCGTTAGCAATGGCCCACTCGTATTCTCGTTTGGCGGCATAGATGACTCGTTGTTGAGCTCGGTACCATTCATTTTGTAGCAGTTGATCTTCCACTTCGACACTGTTCTGTCTGTTTTTGGAGTCTTGTAGTCTAGCTTCTCTTGTAACAAAGTTGAGATCTTTCGTTGGGTCAGCATAGCGTTGAGAAAATTCTTGGAAACTAAAGCTTCTGTGTCTAAGGATCTGTCGGGCAATATCTCTGGTTGTGGTAATTTCAACGCAGGCGGAGACCATTTCAAGTGGGCTCCAGTGGGCGTGTTTAACAAGATATCGGATGAGTTTTTCGGATGTGTCTGTGTTGAGCTGATTGGAGGGATTGCTGACACGGGCGCAATACGCAATGAGTTCCTGCGCATCTGTGAGGCCCAGATCTCTAAATTCCTCTGTTGGTTGACTATAGGATAAAAGTTTAACATTCATGTTTATTTACTGCTCAGGTTCTTCGATTGGTTCATCAAAACAAAGACTTTCCATAGTCTTGTAATGCTCGTAGGCTTTTTTAAGTGCTTCAAACTTTTCAAGTTTCTTTGGATCAGGTACCAAGATAGCAAGCCGTTGTTCCATTTTCTTCATAAACTCTTTTAGGCTCTGACCATCAATTTTAATATCAGTGCCTTCTGCCATATCAATGCCATTGGTATTAATACTAACAGTATTAGGAGTGTTCCAGTTACCGCTGTTTAAAGTGTATCCCGAACTTCCAGTAGTCCATTGATTATTGCTGGTAATATTACCAATAGTAGTGATGCCGCCTACAGTCGCACCACTTCCGTAAGTAAAGGTGTTACTACTGGGCAGTGTTATAGTATTCATACTAGAATATTGATCTGATAGACCAGTGATTGTGATTGTATCTAATGTGTCAGTCATGGTGCTGGATTGAGCAGCACCATAGTTGCTTAGATCAATTTCAATATCATCAAGTGTGATACTGTCCTTGTCGTCCATAGTTAGACCTTGGCTTCTTTGCGAGAGTTTTTTTCTTCTGTGATTTCGTTGCGGCGAGCCTTAACACCCTTGGCAACTTCTTGCAATGCTTTGCGAGCACGAGTTCCTGCTGCACCGTTACCGGCTGTGAACTTTGCGTCCTCAGCTAAGAATGCTTCGAAGTCTGATTTTAGTTGTTCTACTGTTGTTGACATAATGTTTTCCTTAAAGTTATGTTCTAATACTTATAAGTCCCCTTGCTTGCAGGTGCTTAAAACTGGTATGGTCGGTAGGTTTCGAACCTACAAAGGCGCTGTCTACGACTTTGCCCCGTCCCCACTCTAGTCTATGGGACTAGCGGGAGGTCTGCCTATTCCACTCACGACCACATGTATATTATACTATCTAATCTAGTTATGTCAACTGATCTAGCAGTTAAATACTTACCGTTATTATGCAAAATTTTAAATCAATTCCGTTCGAACGCATTGTCCGGTTTGGACAACGCACAATGTTAGCCAATCCATTATTTTCCACCAGTTGGATCTTGGGTAGATTTTGTAATTATAATTGTAGTTACTGTTGGCCTTATGCTCGCAGTGACAAATTGGATCACCAACCGCTTGAAGTGTATAAAGCCACTGTAGACGAGATTAAGCGTCAAGCACGGGACAATGGATTTAACCAGTTCCATTGGTCGTTCAGCGGCGGTGAACCAACAGCGTATAAACAGTTACCAGAATTGGTAAAACACTTAGACGAACTCGAAAGTCCTTATCAAAGTATACATATGACCACTAACCTAAGTCCGGGTAGCAAATGGTGGAACACTTGGTGTGCTAATACTGCGTTATTACAACGTAGAAGTATCACAGCCAGCTTTCACGACGAGTTTGCTAAGGAGCAAGAGTTTGGTGACAAGTGCCTGCAATTAATGTATGAACTAGTACACGTTACAATAAACCAAGTAATGGTGCCTGAAAAGTTTGACGAGCTATATGCTCGTATGGAACGCTTTCACGCTCGTGGTATTAACGTTACTTTAAAGCCGCAAAGCGATCCTACAGCGAGTGCAGTTGTGAGTGGGTACTCTGAAGATATGATAGATAAAATGCAAACAGGTTTCCCCCAACGTGCTAATGGTGAGGAGTTATATCAAATAGCACTATATGATGCGGACAACACTGAATATCTCTTTGATCAAGCTGAACGATTTAATGCGTTTGGATTTAATAAATTTACCAATTGGACTTGCAATGCTGGATACCAAAGTGTTATAATAAGAGGTAATGAGATTAAAAGAAGTTATAGTTGTCACGATGCTAATTTAGGCAACATATTAACTGGGTTTGATTTGTTTAAGCAAGCTCAACGCTGTATCACACCTAGCTGTGTTAGTAGTGCTGATAGTAAAATACCAAAATGCAAATAACTGTTAGAGATTATATTAAAACATTTCCCAAACTTGAAAAAGAGTTTGATGGCTCAGCTATGTGTGCTATGAAATGGATACACCAGTACATTCATTTAGGTCACGGTGTAGTAAAAGGATGTCATAATGTTCCGCATAGATATATTTCTCAACAAGAAGTTGAAAAGTACGGTAAAGACATATTTTTTAATCATCCTTACGAAGTACAACGTAGGGACGAGAAATTAAAAAACATGAAACATTCCGATTGTCAGGCTTGTTGGAATAGTGAGGAAAGACAAGTGCGTAGTTGCAGATTGCCCACACCATTTTACGAGTTACACAGACAGCGGTTTGGTGGGAACGGGCTTACAGCTATGCCAACTCAATTAGAATTAGCATTTAGCAATGTATGTGATTTAAAATGTATATATTGTAATAGTACGTTTAGCTCCCAGTGGGAAGCCGAAGAAAAGAAATTTAATATTTTTGTTGAACGTCAAACAACTGCACCGCACGGGTTTGTAGATACGTTTTGGCAATGGCTAGAGGAAGATGCAGTTGAGAATATATTACAGTATTACGTACTTGGTGGGGAACCATTAATACAACAAGAATTCTATGATTTTTTAGAAAGGTTGATTCCCTTACTAAGAAATAACCCTAATCGTTTTAATATTAAACCGGAATTAATAATTGTAACAAATGCACATGCGCCTGAAAAATATTTAAAAAAATGGTTTGAAGTTGCTAGAGATCTAAATGATGTGATGACAGTGCAAATGGATATTAGTATAGAGGGATACGGGAACCGAGCAGAATATATACGGTCTAACTTAAATTGGAAGAGGTTTGCCAACAATGTTGATAGTATTTTAGAATTTTCTAAAGGGCTTGATACAGAAATTAGATTTAGTATTACTCACTCAGTAATGAGTATTACTAGTTGTTTAGATTTATTAAAATGGATCAAACAATTAAAAGATAAACATGATGTCCCAGTTGATTTAATCCGTACCAATGTAGCTAGTCCGATGTATCTTGCGCCGTGGATGTTGACATCAAACTTTGGAATTTATATAGATGATGTATGTGATTGGATTATGACTCATGCACCAGAGTGGAGTTCTTATACCGGGCATTTGATAGGTATCAAAAATAGTTTTGGAACACACAGTAAGGATCACCTGCAATTATTTGTTAGTTGGCAACAAGGCATGTTAACAAAGCGAGGGCTCGATGCATCAAAGATATTTCCAGAAATGAAACAATGGTTAGAGTACACTAATGAAAATTGATACAGAACACTTGCACTTATACAAACAGTAATATTTTAAATAATTATATGTCACAAATTTTAAAAAATGTATAATATAACAGATATACGATCGATGCATTTCGAAGTGACATCTAAGTGTCAAGCCAAATGTCCTATGTGCCCACGACGAATTAATGGCGGGAAACTCAATCCTAATTTAATTTTAGATGAAATTACATTAGAAAAATTTGTTCAATGGTTTGACATCGACTTTGTAAAACAATTAGACAGTTTTTATATGTGCGGAAACTTAGGTGATCCTATAGTTGCCAAAGATACTCTTGAGATATTTCAGTATCTACGAACACATAATCCTAAGATGTCTCTTCGAATGCATACTAATGGAAGTGCTAAATCAATTCAGTGGTGGAAAAATTTAGCAGAGCAAAAAGTGACAGTTATTTTTGGAATAGACGGACTAGCTGACACACATTCCAAATATAGAATTAACACCGATTGGAGCAAGATAATAGCAAATGCTCAAGCGTTTATTTCGAACGGCGGCGACGCAAGATGGGACATGATTATTTTTAAACATAATGAACATCAAATAGACGAATGTAGGATTTTATCTAAACAATTAGGGTTTAAAGAATTTTCTATCAAGCACACTAGTAGATTCAAAGACGACAAGTTTGATGTTTTAGATGATGATAACAATGTCATAGATACTTTATATCCAACGTCTAAAAGTAAATCTATGATTAACAAAGTTAAAAAAGCACAACAAGAAGTTTTACCTGTGATTAATTGTAAGGCAAAAAATCAAAATGAGCTATATGTCAGTGCCACGGGCGCAATAAGCCCGTGTTGTTGGTTAGATTTAGAATGGTGGCCGGATTGGAGTTTTAATAAAAACGATTACCTTGAAAAGATTAAGGAATTTCCAAATCTAACCAGCCACTCCTTAGAAGAAATTTTTAATTCGGGATATTTTTCTAAAATTTCTAATTGCTGGACTACCACTGGCTTAACAGAATGTTCCAAACAATGCGGAAGTTTCGATAAACTAAATGAACAATTTATTAGAATCACACATGAAAATTGATCTAGAACATTTTCATTATTGGATACAGGCTATAAGATCCAGCGAAGATCCAACACGAACCATGGACGCATTCTGGAGGGGTCAGATGCAAAGTAAAGAATGGTTGTGTAACGAACTAAAAAAACAGGTAAACGGATGGGTGACTGTTGATATTCACGGCGGTTGGGTTGGGGTATTGGCCAGTATGCTATTTCAAAGTGATGTGCCTGTGCTCAACATTCGTAGCGTTGATATAGATCCCAGTTGCGAACCAATAGCCAATAACATGAACAAGATTGAAGAAATAGTTGGCAAGTTTCGTGCAGTTACATCAAACATGTGCTCGATTCGCAGCGATGCTGATGTAGTTATCAATACCAGTTGCGAACATATAACACAAGATGAGTATGATTTATGGTTGAGCGGGTTGCCTCAACATAGTCTAATTGTTTTGCAAAGTAATAATTATAACATCCCCGAGCATATAAGAATTGCCAAAGACCTAGAAGAATTTAAAACTCAAAGTCAGTTAACAGCTTTATATGCTGGAGAATTAGATCTTCC